GTTACCCAGCTCAATGGTATTCATAGTTGTTGGGAATGCTTCTCTTAGTTCGCACTCATACACGATCTGATTGCCTCCTAAGAATCCAACTTCGAGCGATCCTTGTGCTAAATTAATTGGACCAACTTTAGGTAGAAACTGTTGAATAAGCGACGGAATAGAAGGAATTCCAAGTGGGGTTTGGTATACGGGAAGATCGGTACCTTTTGTTAGTTGCTGGATTTTTATATCAAATGCATAGTCTCTTAAGTAACCCACTTCAAGTGTACTTTGATTAATGCACAAATTTTGCCAGCGTTCAAAGTAGGTACGAATGCCGTAGTCATTCAGTAGTAAAAATGATAACTGTACGTCGTCGTATGCTTGATCGTATGCGACCTTTTGATTGATAAGACCAATCTTACGTTCTTGGGTCATGATCTGGCGACCAGGTATATTCACACCAGTACAAAGAAGGTTTACCTCTTGTGAAGTAGCACCTGGTATTGCTGGAAAGAATACCCTGAATACATTACCTCTAGCTAGTCCACGTTTCTGTGACACCAGACCTTTTAGTTCGTTAATCGAATCAGCCATTCATTTTCTTTCTGGAATCTTTGTAGACTTGGGTCTTACTTGCTTTCTGGAAGTCAGCTGTCGGAAGAAACGTCGCGATTTCCCATTCTGGTGCTTCCACCATAGCAAATCTGGATCTTACATTAGCACTCAGATAATGTTTAATACAAGGTTTAAAATACTTCATTTTGGCTGCACGCTGTAGCATATCATATGTTATATTAAATTTAGTACTATCATCATACAGTCTATTGTTAGTTACATCAAGTAACGCATCAAGAAATTTAGCACGCAGAAGAGGCGGAAGGTAGTGTAGATTTAAGCCTAAGAAGCCACCTTCTGCTTTCCCAATTATAATCACCAGAGGAAAAGAGTCATAATATGGTAGTGTCTTTTTATGCTTAGGATCGTAGAAGAACATATACATGTTACCTATTGCACTACGATTCTTTAGCTGAACTGGCTCTTCTTTCATTAAAGCATTACGGTTAACCCTACGCATAGTAGCAGCTTTCTTACGGAACCACTCACGTGACTCCGTTGTGCGCAAGGTAATGCCCTTGCGAAATGCTTCAATTTCTAAGGTGTAAAATAAATTGCTCATGTATAATATCCGTTATTCATACATCTATTTATGTTGTTTTCTTACGCTTTTTATAAGGCTTAAGAGGTTTAGTTGACTTAGGTTTAATCCCCATTTTATGCAACGTGTCTTCTGTCCAAATCTGAAATCCCCATCCTCTGTCAGCCGCATAGTTCTGTGCAGCTGCCCATTTGTTCATATTCTTAACGTATGTTAGACCTTCTGTAATATAACGCTTTGTTTTACGTCCAGTAAATGTAGGAGGCTTTGTTTCTTTGTCGGGTTTAATTTCAACAAGAATTGTTTTACCATTCATATAGTTGATCTTAAGATCCATAAAGTATCGATGGTACTTTTTATCTACCTCATAGAAGTATGGTATGACTACTTCCTCACTACTCCAAGATTTTATATCGGCATTTTCATCGCAGTATTTAAAGCAATACTTTTCCCAAAGTGATCTATATACTACCTTTGTGTGATCTCCTGCGTATTTCTTTGGGTTTTTAACTTTGTATTTGCCAGAATAAGCCATAGTTTTCCATATAAATAATGATAAGATTTCCAATTTATTTATAAGGGAAAAAGATGCAGGGATTTTTTAAGTACCCTCTCCATAACGACCAAGACTATCAGGGCCGAATGGTGTTTCAGGTGGTAAATGAAGCGGCTGAAAGGATATCTGCCATTGACTATGCAGGCGCAGGTGCTGCAGCAGCAAGCGCATTAGGTGAAACGATATCTACCGTAGGCACTGCAGTTGGAGCAGCAGCTCGATCTGCATTCTCTGCGCTCCCATCTGGTGCAGAGCAAGGTGGACGTACTTTAGTTTTTAATAGACAAAACGGCGAATACGTCGGTGCAAGTAAGCAACTCACTGCGCTTACTGATAGAAAAGTAACGCTCTTTCTTCCGCAGGCTATTCAAATTCAAGATGCAGTATCATATGACAATAACGTAGAGCTTGGTGCAATTGGTGGTGCTATGGCCAATAACTTAGGTCAAACTGCAAGCCTTGCTAATGCTATTGGTAAAGGCAGCGAAATAGCTAATAAAACAATTAAGGCCCTTTCGCAAGGAAATTTATCTGCAATTACCTCTGAACAGGCTTCACTTGCTTCTCAGCAGGTTCTTAAGAATACTGGTGGTGCAAGAGGTGCAAGTGCAGCAAACGCTCTTAGTAGTGTAACTGGTACTACTGCAAATCCGAATACCCGGACCCTATTCAGACAAGTACCTATACGTAATTTCGCATTCAACTTTACTCTTATTCCTACAAGTCGTCAAGAAGCTGAACAGATCAAATCCATTATTAAGTTTTTCCGTGAAGAGCTTTACCCAGAAGCATTAACAGTCGGCGGTGTCGATTATGGATATAGATTCCCAAACAGAATGCTTATTAGACTTACATATAGAAATAGAGATATTCCTGGTGTTAAATTTCTTCCAGTCTATCTTCAGAGCTTTAATGCTGTTTATAACGCGAATGGTATGGGTATGCACTCAGATGGTAACTTTACAGAGGTCCAAATCAGTATGAACTTTACTGAAACTAAACCGCTGGCCAAACAAGATATAGAAAGAGGTTACTGATGTCAGGAACATTTTTTAAGAATTTTCCCCTACTTGCTTATCAGTTTGGAAATGAGGTTACACCCGTACTTTTCCAAAATATTTCTGCATATGTTTCTTTAATTGACGAGATTAAAGACGAGGCAACTGCTTATACTACCATTACTATTAATGATGGTGAACGTCCTGATACACTATCCTATAAGCTTTATGGCGATGAAACCTTTTATTGGACGTTTTTCTTTTTAAATAATGATATCCGTGAAAGTGGTTGGCCACTGACAGAGAATGAAGTTTATGAATATGCTAGCAAATTTTATCCGAACTGGACTGTTACAACCCAAGCTCCTATCCATAATATTTTTCTTGAGGGCCAGAACATTGAGGGACTAAGCTCCGATGCTACTGGCACTGTGGTAAAACGGTTTCTTGATATGGGACAGATCATTGTAAATAAAAATGATCCAAATGGGGTACGAGATTTTAGAGCAAATGAGATAATTCGGTCAAACAATAATTTTGCAGATATCGTAGAAACATCAGGTGCAGTATTACAATATAACTCGGTACATCATTACGAGAATACCGATGGCGAATGGGTTGATATAGATCCATTTAATCCAAATACCTCAGGTCTTATTCCTGTCACGTATCTGGAACGTCTTAGGAATTTAAACGACAAACTAAGAGAGATTAAGGTATTTACACCTGAAACGGTTGTACAGGTTCAATCTGAATTCAGCAAACTTATGCTAAAAGGTTAATAATGACTGATCAAAAACCATTTCAATCGTCTAATGATTACACCATTAAAAGTGTTACTGTAACAAGTGACACTGGAACAGTAATCAATATTGCAAATCTTGTTGCACAGTTAGAGATTTTTGAAAGTCTAGAAAGACCGTATCTTACTGGGATAATGTTAATCCGGGATGATGTTGATTTTGTTGACGGCATTTCCTTTAATGGCACAGAAAGATGTGTTATTACTATTGAGCAACCGCTAAGTAATGGTGTCCCAATTACTATTAATTTTATTCTAAGAAAAATTAATTCAGTAAGAAAGACCAATGACCAAACCGAAATTCTAAGTATATCCCTGATTGAAGAAGTAGCTTTTAACTCACAGCTACAAAAATTATCAACATCTTATACAGGAAGACCTGACGAGATCATACAAAAGATCTTTGAGGATGTTGATGAGACAATTGACATGCCAATTATTGTTCCTGCGCAATCGCCTAATATTAAATACTTAATCCCTAATCTGACTGCAATGAGTGCTGCAGACACTGTTAAGTCCAGATGCTCAACGGAAAATGGTATGCCATTCTTTCTTTATAAGACTATGAATGAGCCAAACATAAAATTAAAATCATTAGAAGAAATGATGGCTACTCCACCCTGGAATCAGGGTAAACCCTATCGCTACTCTCAGGCATACACCAACAGCCAAGTTAATTTAACGGCTGAAGCGCTTGCTTATTCTGTAGAAAAGTTTTCATATGCTACCAAGGATGACACGCTTTCACTTATAGAAGCTGGATCAGTTACTAGCTCAATTGATATGATTGACCTTACCACAGGGGTCAAAGAATCATTCTCATTCAATGCACAGGCCGCATTTCAAGGCCTATATGACACTGGCGTTCTTACTCCAGATAATAACCCAGTGTTATCATCGAAGTATACCTTTAACGACTTAGATCTTACAAATGCACCAGCAAAAACAATTAGTAGAGTGATAACTACCTCCACATATAATGGTTATAAAAATCTTTTTGAAGAAACCTCTCCAGCTCTGTTTAAGCTAGATTTCGTAAGAAGAGCGTTTAAAAATATAATGCTTAAAAGCTCTATTAGTATAACGGTACCGGGCATACATTACCTTACGGGAGTGAACAAAAGTATCGGGACTCAAATACAATTCTTCTATCATAACAATAACTCTGTCTCTATAGATAAACTTTCTTCGGAAGACGATTTAAGAGATCGAAAAAGATCTGGTAAATACATTGTGTATGCAGCAAGACATTTGTTTGTGGCAAATAAGCATACGGTAGATCTTCAAGCAGTTAAACTAGGGAATGAAAAATAATGCCTGATATTATTAATTCAGAATTTTATGGTGATCAAGTAAGATGGTTTGTTGGTGTTGTTATAGCTGTAGGAGAAGACGAACCAAAACTCGGTAGGGTTAAGGTTAGGATTTACGGTATCCACGGTGACGAATCACAGGTGCCAGAAGAAGATCTGCCATATGCACAAACGCTTGTGCCTACTACTGAGCCTGGTGTATCAGGACTGGGTAGAAATCCTTATCTTCAACCGGGTGCAACAGTATTCGGTGTGTTTTTAGATGGTAAACATTCTCAGTCTCCTTTAGTACTAGGATCTATTCCTACGATACAAACCCCTTCTATCACTCAATTAAATAATCAGTCA